AAGGAAAACTATAGCTAATGCCTGTTTACCAGTACGAGGACACCAGAAATGGGAAAGTTGTCGAACTGGAAAAGGCTGTGGCCGAAAGGGATTCTGTCCCTCGTTACCTTAAACGATTCACCGTCCCACAAAGATTGAGCCTAGTGGGGGTTGGCGAACCCCTCGACAACCCGCTGGGAGTCAATCAAACAAACTTAATGAAGGGGTACTATCGCCAAGAACAAAAGCTTGGCAGTAGATTCAAAAGTCAGTTCACGCCAGATAGCATCAAACGTGCGACTTTAAGGAGAAAAATAAAATGAGTGATGAGTTTCAACGCAGTCCAATTAAGGCGAAGAACAGAGCAGTCCGTATCAACGGAGCTAACTTTGCCAATGTGATTGAGTTTACGGCAAGCTCCAGCGGTGGCACTGTCAACACAGTTGCAACAGCCCCTGCGTCCTTGAACGTGACTCTTAACGGCACGAGCTACCGCATCGCGCTACATAGCTAATGTCTCGCGCATTAGACAAATTCCAAGGTCAATACGGATTTTCCGTAGGGACGCAAGGAACAGCTACGGCTGGCTATTGGGCGATCCAGATGCTTGAGAATACCACGTTTAGTGCGATTAGCGGCAGGTTCGATGGTACTCTGACAGGCGTTACGATTGGCTCTGGCAACATCATCTATGGCGAGTTCAACAGCTACACGGCTGGAACTGGCAAGGTGATCGGCTACATAGCTGGTTAATGATTCAAGCAACCACATCGCCAAAGGTTCTATCCCTTGGCGATTGATTGCATTGTTATTTTATGCCCTCGCTAAGTCTTAACATTGGACTAAACAACGGAAGAAAACTTCCCTTTGGCGGCGGGGCTGCGCCTAGTGGGATTCCTGTGGCGAGTACGACTATGGTTGTTGTGTCTGGTTCGCCAGATGGGTTTAACGGAACATACCTAAAGTTGACCGCAACCCAATGGCAACAAATTCTTGATTCGAATAAGAACTTGATTTGGGATTCTCCAGATGCGGCAATTCCAAACAGATGGTCGCTCGTAAACTTAGATACAAACGCCATCGCAACGCATCAAACTTGGAGCGACCAAACTCAAATTCCTTCGTCTGGTTGGCCCAATGGAGAGACCATCGCCGCCGCTTGATGAACCCCACCTAGCGTGTTAAACTAAAAAGGACAAATATATGGGCCGCCAATGGAACACGATTATTGAGAGTTTAGGACCGCTTTCTGGCGGCACTGGCTTATCGATCAACGCTAACCTAACCGAGTTAGAGGCGTTGGTTACAACGCTCCAGGCAGACGTTGCCGATGGCGTGCGCATCCCCAACGCCACAACTGGCGGAACAGGACCTACCGATTTCACCTCGACTAGCTACGGCACGATTGCAACGGCAAGCACTGGTAGGCTTGGATGCACAATCTTCAATTCTGGACCAGGTAACCTCCACGTTATGCTAGGCACAGCAACTGCCAGCACAACAGCCTTCAGCGTCAGACTAAGTGCTGGAGACTACTACGAAGTCCCATTCAACTACACTGGATTGATTGGCGGAATCTTTGCCACGGCTGGAACTGCTGAAGTGACGCAGTTAAGCTAGGAGTAGGCGATGCCTCTTACTAGAGCCACTCTTCAATCTACTGGGCCTTTTGGAAATCCAGATCAGATTGGATATATAAATTCATCATTTTATAGTGGTTCTGGTTCGCTTTGCATTTTGCCAGTAACCACAACAAGATTTGATTCTACTGGCCCAACTGGTTTCGGTGATAGAGCCATTTTCTTTTACAGATATTTCTTTGCTAGACCAACAACGATTAGTGGCGTTTCTCTTGCATTCACTGCAAACACGGCAACCACAAAAACCCTTACATCAATTACTGAAAGCGGAGGTACGGCAACAGCAACTTCAACGGCTCATGGGTTTGTTGCTGGGGATAGGATAAGAATCGCTGGCGCTACACCATCAATATACAATGGAACAAAAGTAATCTTAACTGCCCCAACAGTAGATACGTTCACATTTGCAGTTACGGCTGGCACTGGTTCCGCATCTGGAACAATTACGGCTAGAGAGTTTGTTGGATGTGCAATTTATGATTATGACAGAAGCAATCTTTTACCAAGAAACAAGCTGGCCGATTGCGCAATTCTCCCATCAACCTCAAATGTTATAACAAACCTTGATTCAAATATAACGCTTCCATCTGGAATGCACTGGGTTGGTTTTGGATCATCCAGAAGAGGAAGCAATAATTCTTTCGCTACAATAGTTCAGGGAAATGAAAGCTCGTCTATAGTTACCACTATGCTATTTGGTGAAAAAACGGGAGGATTTAGCCAATTTCGAGGTGGAACAGGAGTTTATGCTTTTGATAATGTTTCTAGTCCGTCTTATTTATCTGATGGAAATTCTGGATTTGCTCCAGCACTAACTGCTGGATTGCCAGCAAATGGCAGTGCTTTAGTTGGCATTAGATCTGAAACTTCAAGCGGTAATGCTTGGTTTAGTAAAGTACCATTCCTCGGCCTTGTGGTTGCCTAAAATGCCCCTCCTCATCCTCACCCTCTTGCTCTGCTCCTGCTCGCCAAAGCCAGCGGACAGCAATGTGCTGCCCCGCTATTCGGACATGGGTGCTGCTGCCGATGCTGGAGCAGTAAGTTCTGGTAATGTCAAATGAAACGCATCGCCATGTGGCTGACCAATTTGAGTTTGCGTTTCTTAATGACGGGGCAGGAATACGCTTGTTTCAAGGAGGCGTTAAAGTTTGCCGTGGAGAACAACAACATGGTCAAGGAGACGAAGTACATTGGCAAGGTAAAGCATCTCCTATCTGTCAACAGAAGCATCAAGCGGATTGTCGAGGAAGGTCGAGATCGGGACGAGGTTGTGGATGCCGTTGTCCATCTTGCGGTTTCACTAAGATACCTGGAGGGTAAAGGTCGTGAGTCTTGATGAGGTATACGATCTTAAAGATAGGGTTGCCAGCGTGTCAGAGCGACTTGCTAGGATGGAGGAACGCCAGATGACGCTGATCTCGATGCTAGAAAGGTCACTTGCTTTTCACGGGGATGTTGCTAATAGATTAGGTGCGCTAGAACACTTGCGGACCAAGGTTCTGGCTGTAGCTGGGCTGATAGGGCTTGCTTGCTCAATGGCCTGGGATGTCCTTAAAAACCGCCTTTCTAACTAGGAGACTAAATGCCCACACTTGGAACACAGACCATTAGTAGTAGCTTTGCACAGCTTCTCAAGACCTTCACTACTGGTGGGCTTGACGGCACGTTGCAGGTTGTTACCGATGGTGATGACACGTCTTCGGCTCTATCGCTATCTACTACTGGCGTAAAAAGCACTGGATCGTTTGCTGTCGATGGAGCATCAATCCTTACTGGTGCTGTTACTTTTGGATCAAACATCACAGCATCAACTGGTACGGCCACGATTGGTACTCTGTTCGCATCTGGCCCAGCGACCTTTGGAACTAGCATTACAGCCTCTACTGGCACGGCCACGATTGGCACTCTGTCAGCAGGTACGGCTACAATTTCTACGGCCACAATTAGCACTGCCACAATTCCCAACATTCTTGGCGTTTCCACCTTCGCTACTGGCTTTACTTCTTCTACTGGCACAAACACGCTGGGTACGATTGCCTCCACGACGATCAGCAATACTGGCTTGGCAACAACTGGCACGCTCCAGGTTGGGGCAAGTGGTCCGAAGCTAACTGCGGTCAGCTTTGGCACAGCAGCGTTTACCTCTGCTACAGTTGCACAACATAACTCAGCAGATGCTACAACTGGTAGCTTTGGTTTAACTGGTGTCGCGCTTGGAGATATGATTATCGGTTCATTAAACTCGCTAGGCTCGGCTACTGGCACAGTTAATATTGTCTTGTCTCTTTATCCAGCAGCAACAGATTTTGTTAAATACTCAATCCAAAACCAAGGCTCAACTGCTGGCACAATCCCTGCTGGCACATTCTTTGCAACCGCACTGAGGTTTACAGCTTAATATGGCAAACATAATCAATCGTCAGCAGACCTTCTCCACCAACGGCACGGTTACTGCGGCTGGCCTGCATAACCTAATTGATACCGCGCTTGTCAATTCTGCGATCATTAAGAACCAACAAGAGATCACAACCATTGGTACGGCTGACTTGCTCCTAATCGCGCCAGACAGCGTTGACTCTTCACTAGCCCCACGGAAGGTAACGGTTCAGAATCTTCTTGATGATGGACTTACTTCTGGAACTTTTACAACCCTTAATCTTACTGGTGCGTTGACATACGGTACGGCTACTGGAAATAGGACAGTAAGCACAAGCGCAACTATTACCACTGGCACGATTCCAAACCTTACCGCTGGAACAACGACATCTACTGTTGCAACGATTACTACTGGAACAATCCCAACCCTTACGGCTGGTACTACAACTGGAACTGCTGGAATCTTCACGTCTGGAACAGTTGCTACGCTTAACAGCACAACTGGAACTATCACCAACCTTTCCACAACCCTTGCTGGTGACTTTACGATTAGCCAAGGGACAGGGACGCTTGGAACTTCTGGTGCAACTCTTGGGACTTATGGTGGATCAACATCTATCCCAAGCATTGTAGTTGATGCGAAGGGAAGAGTTACATCAGCTTCGACTTCCGCTATTTCAAGTTCTGGCCTTGTGGCGCAAAGAGTTTACACAACAACATCCACATGGACCAAGCCATCCTCTCTAACAAGAATTAAGGTTACAGTTGTTGGTGGTGGAGCTTCTGCTGGCCCATCTGTTGCAACAGGCGCAAGTCAGCAGTCTGGCGGAGGTGGGGGCGGTTCTGGTGGTGCATCTATAAAATTGATCGAAGCCGCAGATCTTGGTGCAACCATAACGGCAACCATTGGAACTGGTGGAGTTGGTCAAAGTGCTGGAATTGGAATAGCTGGGGCAACATCTTCATTTGGAACACATTGTTCAGCTACTGGAGGATCTCCAGGTGCTGGATCAGCGGCTGCATCCGCATGGAATGCAGACGGTGGTGCTGGCGGGGCGGGATCTGATGGAAACATAAATTTTGATGGTGGTTCTGGTAACTGTGCTGCTGGAGGAACATTTGGTGCTGAAGGAGCAGGCGGAGGAGGAGGATCAACAATTTTTGGAGGAGGCGGAAAGGCATCCCCGATTGGAGCTGCTGGCGGTGCTGGTCGTGGTTATGGTGCTGGTGGCGGCGGAGGAGCAAACAATCAAAACACTGGATCTGTTGACGGAGGATCTGGGAAAGCTGGAATTATTATTGTGGAGGAATACGCATGAGGCTTGCTCTTGTAGAACAAGATGGACGAGTCGCACAAGTTGAAGACGCTTCCTTTGATGTAAGCACATCGCTTCAATGGATACCATGTCCAGACAATATAGTTGCTGGATTATGGGAATATAATGGTTCTTCATTTGTAGAGATACCGCGCTACACAAGCATTACTGAATAATGACCCTAACTGAAATCGCTCAGTACGCTGGCGAGAAGGTTGGTAAGACCGACTCGGATACGCTTACCTTTTTGCAGAAAGCCGCAAGCCTAGCCTATCGGCGCGTATGGGACTTTGCCCCTTGGCGTGAGACTGTCACCAACTCCACCTATTCAGTTGGCACGAATCGTTTAATCACGCTTGGTAGCAATGTCGAGACACCTCTCTCGGTGGCCTACAACGATGCAGAGGTTGACCCGATTGATCTGGCCACGATCATCAGCCAAGACCCAGGTTTGCTTGACGATGCGCGGACTGGCGATCCAGACACCTATCATTTTACTGGCCGTAACAGCAGTGGCGTTGCGGAGCTAAACCTTTACCCAAGGCTTGCCACATCTGGCACAATCCCATTGCGTGTTGTGGAAAAGCTGAAATGCCTTACCCGCACCAATGTTATCGTTGACTTTCCTCCATCCCAAGCCGCGCTGGATGACGAGCTTCGCTTGCCCCACGTTCATCACTTGGTTCTAGCCTTGACTCATTCCGATGCCCTAGAGCGTGAACGGCAGTATGCCAAGGCGCAGGCCATCACGCAGACTGCCAACTCTGACCTTGCGGCTATGGCTAACTACGAGTTGAGCCAGGTTGGCGGCATCAAGCAGATCACTCCGCAAAGTTTAGGCGAGCTAACCATAGAAGAAATGTTCTCGGCGTAAAGGAGGCTTATGCCTTATTACAGCGACAATTTGGACGATGTTCTGTCCTTTGACGGAATACGCAATTTTACTGGCGGTCAAGCCAGCGGTCTACAATCCGACCTACTAGCCGAGAACCAAGTACAAGAGTTGTACAATATGACCCTTTCGCCAAAGGGTAATCTTGAGACTCGCGTTGGAGCAACAAGCTTTGCTACTGGCGCAACCAGCGGGTTAGCCTCTGTCGGCGGGATGCGCTACTACGAGACATCCGCATACCAGCAATTGCTTACTGTTACTGGTGGGAAATTTTACAGCATTGAATCAAGCGGAAGCGCAACTCCTCATATTGGATACCAAGAATGGGCCAATACAAACATAACTTGGACAGCAGAGCAGGTTCAATGGCGTGACGGCTACAGCGTGGCAGAAGACATTGAGGTATCTTTTGCACAGTTTGTTGACAAGATGTTTCTATCTGATTCCGATAGTGACCTACACTTTTGGGATGGAACTGCGGTTGAAAGGCAGGGCGGCAAGGTTAGGGCGATCACGGTAACAACTGGCGGCAGTGGTTATACCAGCGCAACCGCAATCATTACTGGCCCTACACTTGGCGGTACGATGCCAGAACTGATTACCCTAGTAGCTGGAGGTGCTGTTACTGGAGTTACGGTTGTTAATGGTGGTTCTGGCTACATAACCGCACCTACAGTTACAATCATTGGTGACGGCTCTGGTGCTACTGCTACAGCCACAGTCAGCGCGCCTCCAGCGGGTATTAGGATTTTGGTCAACGCTGAGAATAGACTGTTCGGCGTTGGCTCTGGTGCGAATAGAAACACGCTTTATGCCTCTGACATCCTTGATCCTTCTGTATGGGCATCAACCAACAGCATCGTTGTCAACGGCGATGACGGAGATCAGATTACGGCAGTTGTGCCTTACTACAAGAATAGGCTGATCGTATTCAAGAAGCGCAGAGTGTTCCAGGTTGATATTCCTAGCGATGCAACATCTGGCGCAGATTGGATTGTTTCGATCATTTCAAACAATACTGGATGCGTGGCAACTGGAACGGCGGTGCAAGTAAGCAGCGACATTCTATTCCTATCCGATAACGGCATCAGATCGCTTGTTCGGTCTGTGGCGGATGACTTCAGCTCGGTTGGAATACCAGTTTCAGAGATAGTCAAGGATGTGATTCAGAGCATCAATACGGATTCTATTAGGGTAGCTACTGCGATCTACTACGACAACCGCTACTTCCTTGCCATACCTACTGGATCAAACGATTACAACGACACGCTCTTGGTTTACAATACTGCCCTAGGCGCATTCGAGGGAACTTGGAGTCCGCAGGTTATGCAGTTCACGCTGACGAACTTTAATCAAGAAGGCTCTAGGGCGATGTTTAAGAAGACCAATGGGATCATTGAGAAATACTCTGGGTACAAGTCTCCAGCGGGAACTACATCTGCTGATTATCAAGATGCTGGAACTGACTACGAATCTTATGTCCGCACCAAGGACTTTAATTTTGGAGATCCTTTCTCTCTAAAGTATGGAAGTCATTTTGAGGTTATCTTTGACAATTCTTATTCCAATGATGCCACTGTAGCAATCCAGCGAGACATTGACGTTGGTGATATTGACGTTGCATCCAACATCAATATTGCAAGTTCGGTTCTAACACTCCCATTCGTGCTTCCAGCCGTCCTTCCGACATCAGTTAAGAAAAAGCTTGCAGGCGATCTTAGGGCATACGAAAAGTGGCGGTTGATTAACATTAAGATTTCCACGCCAGCAAACAAGATGGCGATCCGCCAGATCACGGCTGCAGCCAATCCAGACACAATCCAGATCCAGCAAACAATATGACGGCTGTTGAGTATATTGAGCAAAGCGGTGTTCCAGAGGCTATGTGGCCTAACCTGGCTGAGTGGTTTGGTTGGTTTGAGAAGCAAGGGATGGTTGGCATTGTCGAGGATAAGGATGGTATTGCAGGCGTGGCTTTGGCTAGGTGCATCAAGGATGGGCAAGAGCCTAAGCATTATGTGCATAGCGAAGACGGTGAGAATGTGTTTGTTGATTTGACTATCTCCTCAAAAGGTGCTAAATCCTTGAGATGCTTGCTGTTGCTCCTTTGGGAGCGTTTTGGTCCTCGCAAGCGGATCACATTCAATCGTTCTGGTAAACCAAGGAGTTATGACTATATGAGTTTTATGCGAAAGGCTAGAGTTTAATATGGGTGGAGGACCTTCAATTCCTGCACCTCCTCCGCCGCCCGATCCAGCGGCGGTAGCGCAGGCCAATGCAGATGCGTATAAGAAGAATGTTGAGACTTACATTGAAAAAGCACCAGAGATGGCTGCTTTGGAAAACAAACTTCGCATTCAATATATGCCTCAACAGCGTTCTTTGGAACGCCAGTTATCTGCTCTTGACCAGCAAGCAGGTATACAAGCTGGATTACAACTTGAGCGTCAATACGGACCTCAGAGAACACTGGAAGGGTTACGTAGGGCGTATGAACAAAGCCCACAGGCGTATGCTTTGAATCGTGGATTAGGCGATCAGATGACTCGCCAGTTTGAGCGTCTTTATGGCACATCGCCTTATGCCTCAGTTGAGCAGAATGTGGCAATGAACCGCCAGCCAGGGCCGTTTGATTTCTACGGCACTGTTGGAACGAATATCAGCAACCCAGAGTTAAAGGCTTAATATGGCAGAGATGACAGCAAATCAGATTAGGAATGCCATTGATGCTGCGCTTAGTTGGCAAGACAGATACCCAGAACAAACAGCAAGAGTACGCTGGTATAGAGGCGAGTCATCTGGGCTTCCAGAACGCCCTGGAAGTTGGCTTTTTGGGAATAATGGACAGGACAAAATAGCGCAAAATCAAACTAAGGGACTAATAAGCTCTATGGGTCTTAATCCAGACGATTATGGATATGAGTCTTGGGGTCAGCCAAGATGGGATTTTAATAGAGCTGTTGCTGATGCAAAGAAGAAAGCTGCCGATGTTGAAGAAGGAAGAATAAAGAAACTTGAAGACGAACTTTTTGGCAATGCAGCAAAAGAGAAAACCTATAACTCTCTAGCAGAACAAATCCGCACTCTAACTGGTGGCGAGTCTGGATACACGGCAGGCGGTGCGGCTGGTCCTGCTGGGCCTGGATTTAACCAAGCCTTGTCACAGCTTTCCGCTGCACGCAATTACGGATCATCCGACCTTGGATCAATGCTCAACTTCCAAGTATCCGATCAGCAGATCGTTGACGATTACAACAATTCAAGATCATCTAAACTAAACGATGTTATTCAGCGTGGAAATGCTCAGATTGCTGGAATCAATGAACGGCTCGCTACGGCCAACAAGCTTCTTGCCGAACTCCCCGCTGGCGATGCTAGGCGCACTTCTTCGGAAGTATTCGTCAAGCAACTCAACGATGACTTAAAGAGCGTAACCAGCGCAGTTACTGGCGCGCAGGATATGCAGAAGAATTTCACGCCTATCACGATGGATAGTCCAGAAGGGCTAAAGGAGATTACTGCATTTAGGTCGTTTGTTCAGCTACCCGAAGAGCGTGCTTCACAACAGCTTTTCCAAATTGATCCAGACTCCTATCGCACTGCGGTTGGCTTGGGTCAGCAGTATCGCCAGATGGCTACTGAGCCAATTGGTGCAACGACCACGCCAGAGACTGAGCAAATCCGCAAAACCATCGAGGACGAGGCTCTTAATCAGCTTCGCCTTGGTTCGACCATTGGTGCGGAAGAACGGCGTGGATACGAGCAGGCAGCAAGAGCCGCACAGACAGCGCGTGGCAACATCTTTGGAATTGGACCAGCAGTACAAGAAGCTGCTCAGATCGGTGCTGCTGGCGAACAACGCAAGCTGGCACGCTATGGTGCGGCGCAGAGCTTCCTTGGGTCTGGCTTGGCAACTGGTGATGCGCTCAAGGCCGACATAGCATTCCGTGACGCATTGCGTCAGAATAGGCTTGGAGCAGCCGCTAACTTCATTGGTGGCGGACCTTCCATATACAATCTTGCAGGCCAGCGGACAGCCCAACAGCAGGGTGCGATGCAGAGCTACATCCAAGCCAATCAAGCACTGCCTGGTGGGTTTAACCAACAGCCGTCAACGGCTGCTAACTTCTATCAGACAACCAATCCAGAGATTCCTGTTGCATTACAAAATGCGTTTACAAGCTTGTACGGATCGCAGGCTAATTATCTTGGAAGCACCTACGGCGCGCAGGTTGGTGCAATTTCTAGACAGCCAAGTGGTGCTGAACAATTCGGTCAGATTGCTACTGGCCTTGGAAACTTGATTAAGATATAAGGAGATTTATGGCAGTAATTGATGTACCAGAATTGATGAATATGTTTCGCCAAGGCGATATTGACAAGCAGGCTGCTGCCGAAGCACAAAGAAAACAGGCTTTAGAAGAGCGTGCAATGGCACTGAAGGAACAGCCAGATGTTGACTTCAGCTTCGAGAAGGGTGGATTGAAGGTCAAGGGAAAGCTTAAAGACCTTCCAGCGTTAAGCCAAGACCCAGCGTTTGCTCCTTACCTTGCTGGGATTGGAAGCACAATTACGAATGAACAATCTTTGGAAAACGAAGACATCAACGCCCAGAGAGAGGCAATCAATACAAGATTGACAAAACTCTCGCAAGAAAAATTGAAGCAAGAGCTTGAGATTGCAAAAGGAGATACACGCACTGGCGCAATGGAGCTTGGTCTTGGACTTGTAGGAATGAAGAAAAGATCCGATGTAATGAAGGAACTTGAGGCAGAGCGTGGGGTGCTTCAAGGAAAAATGGCGGAACTTGGCTTTAACAGACAAGCGGGTCAGATGGAAACGAATGTTCCAGATTATCAATCTGAAGCAATGCCGTTACAAGCCACGCCGCAAGCAGCACCACAAGCAGTACCGCAAGTTGCCCCAGAGACTCCAGCACCAGCGCAAGCACCAGCACAGCAAGAAGCACCAAGGAACTTTAAGAGCCTCCAAGAAGCAAAGGCAGCAGGCGTAAAGCCTGGGCAACTTATTTATATCAACGGAAAACCAGGTAGACTGCAAGCGAGGCAGTAAGCAATGGCTATAGAGCCAGAGCTTGAGTTCGTTCCAGAGCAGGAACAAGATTTAGAGTTTGCTCCACTTTCCCAAGAAGATGCTGGCAATTTAATCAAGGCTGATTATTTGGCATCTGGTGGTGCGCCAGAGGATGTTATCTCTCCAGAGCGTGAGGCTGTACTACAGCAAGAAACACAGCGTCAACTACAAGCTGGCGCAACGCCACAGCAAGCATCCATTGAGGCTGGCAGGGCTGTGGATGCTATGGGTACGATCCGCAGGCCAGATGGCACGATAGCCGAAGGATACAAGCCAACAGCGCAGGCGTTGGCTGAAGGCATTATTGAGACACCAGCAATACCAGCCGTAAAGGAAGCGCAGAGGCTTGGCATTGAAACCGTATCGTCTGGAACGGATAAAAACACTGGCGTTGGCTTTGCCATTGGCAGAAACAAGGACGGAAAGGTAGTGCGCTTTGAGGCCGACAAGGATGGCAATGTTGACTCATTTGAGCTTGAACCAGAAGAACCCAGCAGGCTTGGTGCGATTGCACGCACGGTAGCAAGCCAAGTAATCCCCGCAACTACTGGTGCTGTTGCTGCCGAAACCGTTGCCGCACTTACACCTGGAGGCATACTCCCAAAGCTTGCTACTGGCGCGATTGCTGGTATCGGTGGATTCATAGCAGGCCAAAAGGGTCAAGAGGCTGCTGGTAAAGCATTGCTAGGTCCAGAGCGTATGGCTCGCATCAGCGAAGTATTACAGCGCGATGTTGAGAAGTATCCAATAACCACAACAGCGGCATCTATTCTCACGCCTACTGGTGGTGGGCTGGTTGGATTGGCAAGAGGAGTTGCTGAAGGATTTACTGGCAAGGTCGCACCAGCAGCAAGGGCTGTTGCGCCTGCTGTTATGCCATCAATTGAAAGTACGACTGCAGCGGCAAGAGTGTTGCAAGAGTTAAAGCAAGCCCCAAGAGCAGTTGGGTCCGTTGCTCCAAAGGCAGAGCAAGCAGTAGCAAAAGCAGGCGTTGCTCCAGTTGAATTGCCAATTGAATTGCCTGCAACACCAAAGGGAATTGGATATAGGCAAGCTGGAGTAAAGATGGTAAAAGATCCATTCCTTAACAGAGAAGTTCGCGAACAGCTTGCAAAGAGTGAGGATATAAAGTACGCAAAGTTCGGTCAGAAGGCATTGCAAGATGCCCTAGCAAACGAGTCGGATGATGTTGTAAGAGGGATTTTTGAAAGCGGAACTGCTCCTCAAAAAGTAGTTGCCAATGCCGAACTAATTAACCGAGCATCAAAACAGAATGATGTTAAGTCATTGATTGATCTTGCAAAAACTAGAATAAAACTACCTACAGAAGCTGCTCAAACTGTTGCAGCAATGAGGACTCTCCCATCGGCAACTCAAAATGGATACCTTGCCACACTAAGCGTTTTTCTTGATAAGAATGGAAGAACCCTTACTCAGCCTCTTCTTATAAAAGCCAGAAATCTTTTTAAGCTTCAAGCCAGAACTAGGTCAACCTATGAAACTCTTGCGGAAAGAGCAAGAAACACGCTGGATGATGTTGACATACAGAAAGCAATTCAAGCAGAGAAAAGATTTGTTGAAAGTGCGTTTAGATTCCAGAACTTTGAGTCAAGACTTGTTCCAAAAAAGTTTTTTGCCGAAACTTTGCCAACTGTAATACAAGGAAATCTTCTTGCTCCATTGTCATTGGTCACAAATCTTTGGAGCAATGCGGTAAGTTCATTGCCTAGAACAATGGGAAGACAAGGTGCGTTTATAAGCCAAGAAGTAGCAAGGGCGTTCAAGAAATCAGTTGGACTTCCAGTTGCAGAAAGAACTGTATCCTCACCAATATCTTTGGCTGGAGCAAGAAGAGTTGGAGAAACTGTTAAAGCATTTGTTCGTGGAGGCGGAGAAGGATTGGCTGGGCTAAAAAGAGGCATCAGTGCTGAAGGATTATTGTCTGGAGAGAAAATAAGAGGATTTCAGCCAGCCCAAGCGTTTAGACAATTCTGGACTGGATCTGGATTGGCTCAACCAGTTCTTAACGGATGGAAAGGATTGGGGCAAGCTGGGCTTGATAGGGCTAGACTGGCCGCCGAAACAGTGCTTGGCGTACCTCCAGAAACAATGTTGCGCCTACTTCAGCTTGGCGATACTCCATTCAGAAGAATGGCTCAATCAAGGCTTTTAGCTGAATCTGCGCAGCTTCAAAGAGTATCCAAGATTTCTTCTCTTAATAATGAGCTTTCAAAATTGTTATCAAAACCCAAAGCAACAGCAGCTGACTCAGCAAAAATACAAGACATTAGAAATCAAATTGAGTCGATTGGGAAAAGAGAGCTTGGAAAAGAAATTTCAGTAGCAACAAGACTTCCGTCAAAAGAAGAATTGGGCAAGATAGAACAAGAGGCAGCAGAAGCTGTGTTCCAGCAAGACACGCCGCTATCAAGAGCAGCGTTGAGCGTATCAAATATGTTTGGCCTTGGCAATAGGGTTGGATTGGCGAGGACTCTTGGAAAGACAATTATCCCATACGCAAAGACACCAGCAAACGTGATTGATGAAATGCTTGATTATTCACTACCTGGCTATGCTCTTGTTACAAAAGGAATACCAGCAATGCAAGCCAAGGACGCTAGAGGCGTACACATGGCAATAGGAAAAACATTAACAAGCTTAACCATAGGGGCAGTAGCAAAAACATTGTCGGACGCTGGAGTGATTGGCGGGTCGGCAGAAGATTCTGAAAAGACTAGGGACATACAATACAAAACACTTCCTCCACGAACAATAAACCTTAGCGCGCTGGAAAGATTTGCTGAAGGTGATTCTACAGACCTTCAGCCTGGTGATCGCGTTATGAATCTTGAGAAAATGGGGATTGTTGGCGGAATGCTTGCAACTTGGAACGAGGCAAGCAAGGCAACAGACAAGGGTGAATTTATAAGTCCAGAATTTTTGACTGCACTTGTTCCAGAAACCTTGTCATTTGCCATGAACCAAAGCTTTCTGAAAGGAACAAACAGCCTTCTTTCGGCTATGCTAGATGGAAAGAGGGACAGAATGGACAAATGGATTGCTAATTACTTTGGAACAGTATCTTCAATAGCATTCCCCAATACGCTTGGTGCTGTCTCAAGAGCCATGAGCGATTCATTACCAGAGAAAATAAAAATTAAGGATATTGAGGGTGAAGATACAGCAGAAAGAACGCTAAATTTATTTGGCGAAGTCCTCAAGAGAAAGATTCCTGGCTATGCAGAGGATTTGCCAAAAAAGATTGATATATGGGGAAGGGAAATACCGCAGACACCAGAGGGTGCTGATCCAGTAATGTACAACTTCTTTGATTTCACCAAGTCAAGGGAAGCGACATACGATAAAACCACCTTAGCAATTTACAAGCTATTCAAGGAAACTGAAAATGGAGATGTGATACCTCCGAAGCCTTTAGAACAATTTATGATTGGCAACGAAAAGTATAGGCTATCTCCAGAGTTGTATGAAAAATACTCAAAGATAAGAGGCCGAGCCAACCGCGCTGCTGCTGAAGCATTGCTTGGTGATGATGGCTTCAAAAGGCTTGGAAGCGAGGATAAGGTAAGGGCGTTAAAAAGTGCGTATTCTCAAGTTGGTAGTGACGCAAGAAAAGAATTTTTAATTCGTAATGAGTCAAGAATTAAGCGAGGCCAAAAGCAATGAGATTTTCAGTAAACCCATCCAAGGATGTCTCCTTGAGAAACGATATGGTGGCAAGGGAGCTTACTGGAACTGGATATGAGCCAGTACCAGAAGAGGTAAGAAGGGTCGCTCCGATTGAGAAGGCCAGAGAATACGCCAAACAAATGCCACAAGTAACGCCAGAACAGCCAACACTTGAATTTATAGAGGAACAGCAACCTATGCAAACAAAACCAGAACAAGATGCGCTACAAACAGCAGCGTTAAAGACGATTGATTTCGAGGCAAGGAAGGACAAGCAGGGGAACGTGCAGGTCTATAAATTGCCAGCAGGAGATATGGGTGGTAATTTTGAGGTTGCTGGTATTAACGACAAGTATCATCCAGATGCCTTCAAAAGAATCTCATCGCTCCCAGCGCAAGAAAGAGCGCAGGCTGCGGCGCAGTACGTCAAGGAGTACACCAGCCCATTCGTCTCTAAACTCCCCCAAGAAGTCCAGCCATTCGCACAAGATCTCGCGTTTAATCGCGGGATGGGCGGTGCAACGAAGTACATCCAGCAAGGGTTGAACACGCTAGGGCAGAAGGTAGCTGTTGACGGAGGGCTAGGTCCAAAGACATTGGCTGCCATCAACCAAGTTGAACCAAAGGCGTTAATGCGTGCAGCCAGCCAGGCCCAGCTTGAGGACGAATACCGAATGGCTCAACGCAATCCAGCCAGAAAGAAATTTATTAGCGGACTCGAAAGCAGAATACGAAATAGGCTCGCAATATTTGGAGCTTAATCATTATCCTCTTCTTGAGATCCAACCCAAACAGCGTCTCCATTCATATAGGCAGAACCAGCCTTAATCGTTGCAGAAGTTCCATAAAAGAAATTTCCAGACTTCGATATGAATGTTTCATCTTTGCCAACAACACTACTTCCAGACTTATAGTAAAAACCTTCAGTTGAAATTATTGACCTACCAGATGAAGATGAATAAGCCATCCCACCATTCTCTGATATTACGCATCCACGACCACACGAAAATCCGTTGCGCTTTAGCACTGCTCCCACAAAATCAGCAGCGTCAGCGTCATCGTCTTCCGCCATTCCCGATGCCACAAGCATCGCCGTCAGTGTTATCATTGTTATTGCTTTCATAGGAAAAAGTCTCTAGCACAAACCGAAAGCCGTCAAGCATGAAATTAACATCACGCCAAGTGGGAGCAGTAGGGGTAGCTCGCGTTACTGGCGCGTTGCTGCGATGCGGGTATTCGGTCTTGCTGCCTTACGAGGATTTTGCTGGTTACGATGTGGTGGCCGAGAAGAACAATAAGTTCTTTCGCATCCAAGTTAAGACCGCGCAGACCGTAGAGCCTGGGCGCACCAAGTACCGCTTCACTACCAGCAGTGGCAATGGTTTTAATATCCCAAAGCGCGCTATCAGTGGCGTGGATTATGTGGCCTGCTGGGGAATGAACGATGATTTATTCTGGCTGTTACCCATCGCCAAGTGCAAAAGCATAACAACTAAGCTTTGCCCCTCGACAGGTCAGAACTGGCGTGTATTCCAAAGCTTGTGAACGAGAAAGAAGCTTGGGCTAAGTTCGAGGAAGGTCTAAAGGACATGGAGTCCTTTGATGAGGCTGTGGCTTGGGTAAAGAAGAACAAGAAGATAGTCGAGAAGCTGACTATGATGGCAATGATTAGACGATTTAATGAGGATATTAGCAGAGCTAATAAGACTTGGCGCAACTAAAATAGATTAAAATATATATCGACACCATCGCGGGTTGACAGCTAAACCCGATGGATGGGCAAAATCAATAGTCGGGCCAAAGGCGCAGCTGGTGAGAGAGAGTTAGCAAACTACCTGCGGGAGCAGGGCTGGCAGAAGGCTCGCCGTAGCCAACAGTTCGCAGGCAATCCCGAAGGCGGTAGCGGTGATGTAGTCTGCGAGAACTTCCCATTTCATATCGAAGGCAAGCGTTGCCAAGCATTAAAACCCGAAGAGTGGATGGAGCAATCCAAGCGGGATTGTCCGAAGGGCAAGATCCCAGCAGTATTTTTCCGCCGTAATGGACGCAAAGAGTGGCTAGTCATAATGACCGCCGACAGCGTGTGCGAATTAGCTCGACAGATCGCGCCTTCCAATGTGAAGATCGAATATGTACCCAGCAATCCTATGTCAACCACAGTTGGTGCTGGATTTTGGGTACACAATCAAGACGAACTTACCCCATACATACAACCAAAACTAAACCCAAATAAATAAAGGAGATACTACAATGGCACTAACCATAAGTGAATCGCAGAAGATGGAACGCAAGTTGCCCGAAGCTGGCGCAACCGTAGGCGTTCTCTACAGCCTAGTCGATCTAGGCCACCAGAAAACCAATTGGGACAACCAAGAGAAGTGGACACCTAAAGTTCGCTTGACCTTTGAGTTGCCCGATCAGACCGATGAGTACGAGGTCGAAGAGAATGGCAAACGCACCACGATCCAAAAGCCTATGGTCGTTTCCATTGAGCAGACCCGCAGCCTTGGCGAGAAAGCAAGCCTTCGCAAGCTTCTCGAACAATGGCGCGGTCAGACCTTTACCAGTAAGGAACTCCAAGCATTTAGCTTGAAGAACCTACTTGGTAAACCAGCTATGCTCACGCTGATCCACAAGACCAGCCAGCAGGGTCGGCAATACTGCGCCATCGCAGGTGCATCGAAACTCCCCAAGGGCATGAAAGCCCCAGCTACCACCACCAACGATCAGTTGTATTACGAGATCGAGCAGGGTGAGGCTGGTCAATTCAACGATATGCCCGATTGGTTGCAAGAGAAGATCCGCGCATCCAAGGAGTTTGCTACCGCTGCTGGCAAGTCCACGGCCACTAAGGTCGAGGTGGACGCAGACGGCAACCAAGTTCCGTTCTAGGTTATATGGCACTTACTATTACAAGTAAGTGGGATAGCTCCTCGGCTAATTCCAGATTGGTTACTGTTGAAAGCAGCGGCCACTGGTATGATGCCGAGGGGCGATCTGCCCACGTTATTCTAGGGAAGAATGGCAAGGAAAGAAACACTACTGTTGCTGACGCGCGCAAGATGGGATTGTTGCCATCGGTCACTAGCGTCCAAGGAATTTTACATAAAGAGCAACTTGTCTCTTGGAGAATTGAACAGGCCATAATGTCTGCATTAACTCTCCCAAGGGAGGAAGGAGAGGATCTAGGTGAATATGCGAAAAGAGTCGTCAAAGACAGCAAAGAACAAACAACCAAAGCAGCGTTGCACGGGACAGCCATGCACGTTGAGTTGGAGAACATCCTACTTGGAAGACCTGTATCCAGAGATGAGACGCTTGCTCCGTACATCAAAACATTCAGCGAGTGGGCAGAAAAGAATGTCGAGAAAACGTACTGGTGCGAAAAGGGTCTTGTCGGCGCAGGCTATGCGGGAAGGTGTGATGCCTACGTCAAGCTACGGGGTATTGGTGACGCTATCATCGACCTAAAGAATCGCAAGGTTAACAAGAAGTACAACGCCCCACCCTGGTATCCAACCGATGCGCAACAGCTTTGGGCATACAGGAACGCTAGCGAGAATCCAAAGGCAGCCTGCGTCTCAGTTGTTCTGGCATCCAATGATCCAGAATACATAGAGCATCATCAGTGGGACGAAGATGAACTCTACCAAGCTGGTATTGCCTTCTGTGCAATGCAGAAAGTGTGGGCTTGGGTTAAGGGATACACGCCTCCTGGAATGAAGTTGTGATCGACCCAGCAGATGTCTTATGGCTAGAAGGATTACTGGACGAATTCTATAGGAGTTTAGCAAAATGAATGCACCTACAATCCAAGAGATGGGCAATGCCGCGCAGGAGATAGTCTGGCGCGTTATGGGCAAGGGATCAGATAAGTCTGCCTACGGAGATTGGCTGGTGAAGGATAGGCCGACTCACGACTACCATATTGCCAGAGCGATTCGTCACCTAGCCACTGCGCAGATGCAATTGCACAAGTCCTCGCCTTGTCCAGATAATAACGGTGAAACAAGTGTTGACCATCTTGAGCGTGCGCTGGTAAGGTCGCTCTTCGTGTTAGCACAAATCAAAAAGGAAGTACCAAGATTATGA